TAGTAATGGTGCAAAATATCGGCAGGATTAGATATGGTAGCGATGATTTCATCATCGTTTAAGATCCGCACTTCTCCGCCTTCTATTTTGAATCGAGAGCCTGCGTATCTTCCGAAGATAACCCAATCTTTTTCAGCACACCATTTGCCTAAAGGAAATTTTTCTTTATCCCTGTAACAAAGGTTACCTTGTTTAAGAACAAGGCCAACTACTGTTGTAAGCTGAATTGTTTCTTGAGTGTTTTCACTTAAATATAAACCACCTTTTGTCTTTTCTGGACCCGCATAAGGTAGAATTAACATTCTATAACCTGTAGGCGTAGGTAATCTATCTAAAAGTTTTTTATCTATTGCTTTTTCGTCTAAGACTTTTTTGACTTTAGCTTCTTCTTTGTAAGCTTTTTTCAATGTCTCAGTCCGTTTCGGTTGCTCCGTGGACTCTGTCATTTTATTGCTCCTGTTTTTTTAACAAGTCTGTAATGTCTTGTTGCAAGTCATCAAGTGACTTGATTTGTCCTCTAATATAGTGAAGCTGGTTAGTATTGTCAACATCTCTGACCAAAGTTTCTTTCAACCTCTCTCTTCGTCTGTGTATTAGAGTTTTTATTATATCGTTTGATGCTGTATCAATCGCCATTTTTCTCCATTAATAATTTTAATTTTCCCGTTTCCTTTATCTCAAACTTAAATTCTCTCATTACATCTGCAATTAAATCCATTTTATATGTGATCCAATCATCAAAAACTATTCTGCATATAGGTGCAGATTTATTGGCAAACCAAACAGCTTCAGTTAATACATCTCTTGTTGTATGTGGTCCATCAAGCATAACAAAAGCAAATTTAGAGTTATCATAAGAACGATGTTTCATAAACTCAGTATCAGTTATGTTATGAAAACAAAATTGACCTGTATAAAAGTATCCTTTAAAATCTTCTAACATCTCATCCCTCATACTATTTGGATAAGTAGGTGAAATACCATCTTTGTGTTTTATTCCACTACCAGGATCAAAATGTTCATATTTTCTATCACCGTAAGGATCTACACCAATATGTAAAAAATTATTTTTAAGATTGTCCATTGCAATCTTAGAACTCTTACCTTTTCTTACTCCTATCTCGCAAGAATAGTATCCTTGGCAATCAAAATCTTTTGTCCACTTTTCAAATAAATTGTATTCTTCTGAATCACCTTCTATCATACTTGTATTCTATATACTAAAGATTTACGAAAAACACCAGTAATTTTTGGTGCTAAACCCCTGTGGAATAAATGACCATCAAAACATATAATTCTCCCAGGTTTGTATTCTAGTGAATAATCCACATCAGATTCATTTGATTTCTCTTTTAAAATTTGGAAATCACCTCCCCATTCTTTTTGCCAATTATGGTTTATATAAACCATTAGAGTTTTTTCACCTTTTAGACCTTCAGTAAGATCTTGATGACAAGTTCCGTCTTGGCCATAAAATTGACCATTTAAAAATATAGAATTTATTTTAAAATCTTTTTTAATTAATTTTGTTGAACAAAATTGAGCTAAGCTTACATATTGATCAAGTATTTCTTTATTAGGAAAATTAGTAACACTCCAAAATAAATGTGATCCTTTTTGATTATTAGGAAAAGAATTTCTATTAGCTATATTATTGTATTGCCAGTGATAAGTATTTGACTCCTTATCTTTTTCAAAAATAAACTCATCGTCTATTCGATTGTCCCAAACACTTAGATTGGGATGTTCAATGTCAGGCAACATTTATTTATTTTTTACCTTGTCCGCCTCTAAATATCTGAGTTCCTTTAATACCAAAAATAGAAGCCACTACTAAAATCCATAAATTAGTGAACCATTTCGGAAGGTCTTGAAAATACTCAAAAAACAGTTTTACCTTCTCCATAGCTGTTGGATCGTCTGACATTACTGCCCACATTAACACAATGATGGGCGCAGAAATAATGACGAGTACAAATTCGTCCTTATAATCGTTTTGACGGGCTTCTAAAAGTTTGCCCTGGTAAGATTCTTCTCCTCGCGCCATCTTCTCTGCATGCATAAGTTGTGCATCAGACATTGCCATCTTAGTTTTTTGTTTATTTGAATATATTTTAGCTCCTGCTTGTAAAGCTATCTTTGCTAAACTAAACCACGCCATTTAATACCCTTTCTAATTTTTTATACTTCTCTCTACCGTTAGCATCTTCACAGTATTTTTTCAATACCTCATCTATCTTACCTTTTCTTCTTGCACTTAGATAATTATATATTTTAAAGTAAATATTTACTGCAGATTTACCTCTAGCTCTCCATCTCCAGCTATCTAAATGATGTTTTTGTCTTGGTTTGATATAAACAACAGATCCAGTATTAAAAAATTTATATATACCATCAATTACGTCTTTATCTGTCATTTCAACAGATACAGAGGGTATGGAATAATTTTTTTTAGTTTTTTCGTAAGAAATATATCCTTCGCCATCGATAATACCAGCGAAGTAAGCTTCTTGGTTAGACTCTCTTTTTTCTTTTATTGGGAATTGTAATACCTTGCGGGTTTGGTCCTCTTTTAGGTGGTGGTCCAAATTTTTTTCCGCCACTAAGACCTTTTCTTTTTTCTCTTGCTGTTCTTCTCATTTTTTTTTAATACAATCATCTTAATTTATTAATATCACTTATGGTTAATCTTCTTTTGATTTTGTCTTGAAGGTTTTTTAACTTACCTTTTAAAAGATTTTTAATACCGTATTTAATATCTGACTTAGCTGTTTTTCTATCTACCTTTTCAATGTTCATAATTTGTCTAGAGCTTCTACCACCACTTTTTCTGTATTCTTTGTAGGCCATTTTAACTCCTTTTGTAAGCAAACCACCTAACATCATTTTTCTATATTGATTTTTCATTATTTCTCCAATTTTCTTTCTGCAATATCTAATCTTTTATCAGATTGCTCGTCTTGTTGTGATAATCTATCATATTCCAAGTTTAATTTGTTTGCTTGTCTTTGATTTTCTTGTTCTTGTTTAAATTGTGTTTCCTCTGCCTTTCTTTGTAAGTCCATTGCTCTTAAATCAACTTCTTGTTGTTTGATTCTTACTAACGGATCTTGTTTTTTCATGCTTGCCTGCATTTCTCCTTTAACAAGTTCAGATGTTATCTCTGCAACAGCAGTTGCAACTGCATTATCGTATGCTATTTGGAATGATTGTGGATCGTTTTGTTGCATATTAATTAAAGTTGGGTCTTGCATCATCTGTTCAGTAACTTCTTTCCTTGCTTTGAATGAAATATGATCTGAAACATGAGATTGAAGCAACGCATATACAGCAGGATTGATTTGAACCATTCTTGATTCCATAAATGCAGTGTGTGCAGCTATATGTGCATCGTGATCTTGAAATTCAAACGCAGTTAATAACTTCATTTGCAGTGCTCTTGCGTTTTCTTTAGCAGGATCCATTGGTTCGGGTTGTTTTTGAGGTGGTTTTAACAAAGTTTCTATTTGTTTCGTACCTAAAGCTTCATAAACTCTTCTGTATGCTTCGTGAATGTTGTGTAATTGTGGATTTGAACTAGCAATTTGTAATTGTGTCTGTGCAAGTGTAACTCTTTGTGCCATCGACATGATATTTGGATCAGCAACAGGTAAAACATCTATTCTTTGATCAAAATCTGCAGCTTTAATTTGTCTTGGACCACCATAAACATCATATGGATACTCAGGTGGTAAATATTCAGAGCAAATTCTTGCTAAAATTTTAAATTCTAGTCTCATTGCATAGTAACATCGCTTATGAACACCACTCATCACTCTTGAACCACGTTCAAGCATAGCAATAGTTGTGCCCACAGCTCTGTTTTGCGTGTCATTACCCACTGCAGTATCGGTTATTGCAGCAAATTTTTGACCCGCTTGCACTACAAAACCTAAAAGTTGGAATAAAGTTGTGCTTGGTTCTGAAAAAGGTAAATTAAAAAACTGATCTCTTATGTTTCCACCTGGTGCGTCTACATCTCTGAACTCTCCAGGTTGTATTGGTTGGTCGTCATCTCTTACTCTGATACCTCTAGACTTAAATCCTGCTGGTAAATTTTTTAAAGTACCTGCATCTATCAATTGTCTTAACGCAACTGTAGCTGCTCTAGATAAACCACCAATCGTGTGAATCAAACCAAAACCATAAAATCCTAATCCTGGTAAAAACTTGTAGTGTACAAAGTTTTCTACTCTTGTGTAGTTAGGATCATCTACTCTGTAGTTTCTATAAATAGATAAAACTTCTCCTGAGCTTTCATCTATAGTTACAATGTATGGAATCTTAATTGCTTTTTTAGTTCTATTATCAAAGTTTTCATAATCATCTAAATTTAAATCAACATGCATCTCAAGAATCGTGTGAATGTAATCTGTAAAACCTGGTTTAACTCCATCGAGTTCATCAATTTTTTGTTGAAGATCTGTATCTGATACATTTGGTTTAGGTAAATCTACATCTCTATAAAATTCAGCAGCCATTTTTTTATTTACTTCATTCTCTGTCATTTTTATGACGTGTGTTATTCTACCTGCATCTTTTAAATCTGATGCATAGTAAGGCACAACTAAATCTTCAGCAGGTATAAATTTAGATACAGGTCTTTGTAAGAATT